GCACATATTAATGAATTACTTTAAAATAATAATATTGACATCCCTTGCGGGGTTATCTGAATCGCTGATAAAGGTTGGATCTATCCACTCAGGAGGGTCTTCTAAAGTCTGTCTCAGCAATAGAACACCAGCAGAGACTGTTTTATCTTACTGGGAGAGTCAATTCTCTCAGCTACCACAGGGTCAGTATCTCTGCCAGGTGGGGTCTGAGAGGAAAGAAGAAATGGATTCTAGGAAGATCAGGAGGCTAGTCAAGGAAGTTGGGGAATCTATAACTGCAATTTTCTTCCAGTGTCAATATAAAGAAAATGAGGGCTATGGTATAAACGTAATGTTTGATGGGATTGATAATACTGGAGAAGGGACATACATAGCAGACTGTGATGATGGCCGAAAGAAGATTAGTGATGTGAGACTTACACCTCTCATATCAAGGAGCCAAGGAACAGGAGATGATGAGGTAACTGAGCCTGATATAAGCAGAAACAGGGTTAGGGGAGATCTTAGGGCTCTCCAGGAGAAGGTCAATAGAATGCATGCTGAACATGCAAAACAAACCCTGGAAAATGAAGTGCTCAAAGAAGAGATGAGAAAAGAAGGATTACTGTCCTCATCAAGAATTCAACAGCTACAAGAGAGGCTTGACGAGGCCATTGATGATATAGAAGACAGAAAGCTAGAGAGGGACAAGGCTATTGAGGATCACAAGAGGACATTAAATGAGGCAGTCCAATTAAGAATTGAGATTAATCATCTTCATAAGCTTATTGAGGTTGAGGGAAATCTTAAAAAAGAAATGCAGAGGGAGCTTGAAGAGAAGCACAAACAGATGATCAATCTTAAGAATGCGATATCGGCCTCATCACAGGGCAAAGGGCTAGGATCCTTTGTAACAATGGCGATCCCGATAATTACCACAATAAGTCTTCTAGGATCCGCGTCTGCTATGGAACAAGCTTTTAATCCTGGGAAGCATGTTTATAATAGGATCTACAATGGAAAATATCAATTGGAAACTGGGGACTCTAATGAATGTCAATCTATCAATTATGGTTCGAAGTGCCAGGCTTTTAAACACTTAACAAATGTGAGAAAATACCCCTTTTTCAATTCGCACTACCACATGATGAGCATGCTGGAGGCAAAATCTGAGGGTGAACTCAGCATAAATAATCTGTGCCAGCTAGGGCAATCAAATGATGAGAAAAAGTGCTGGGATGAAAAACATAAGATCCAATTCAAGTGCCCTAATGGATTCTCTAGTGCACACTTCATAGATAAAGATGGAAAACTGAGCGGAGTAAAGTGCCAAGAGAATATGGAATTGTCTGAAGACTGTAGCTTTTGCAGGAAAATTAAAGTTGGTGGCAATTATCTTGTCGAAAAGAGTTCTATTCCACTGCAGGATGTTGTTTGCCAGAAGAATTCAGTTGATTATGAAGGACCAAAGATAATTGTTAAAGGTTATTGCAGTATAGGGGATACAGTATATAAGCAATGTAAGGAAAGCTTAAATACAATAGAAAATATACCCTTTGTTTTATTTAAGAACAAAGGAAAGATTTATGTTGAAAAACTAACTCTCAGAAATACACAACACAATTCACCAGATGCATTTATTTGCTACGACCACAAAGGTCAAGTTAAAGGGACTGTTACTGATAAGCAATCAGAAAGATCTTTAAACTCTGTTAAGGCCACAGAGTGCAAGCAAATCACTACATCCAAGGATAAAAACTGCATTGGTGATCCAATATTCTGTTCAATGTATGATTGTGGTGTATCTAGTGCCTCTGTATACTGTATGTTGGCTCCAAGTGGTGGGACACTAGAGGTCCTTTTAATGGGAAGCTGGCTAAGGCCTAAGTGCATGGGATACGAGAAAATATATGTCAGAAAAGAAGTCAAGTCTAAAGTAATACATGAAGAAACAGAATGCACAACCTGTGTTTCTGAGTGCAAGGATGACGGGATACATATACGGTCCACTGGGTTTAAAATAACTGTGGGAGTGGCCTGTGCTCATGGTTCTTGTAAGTCTGCCCATCAGTCACCTACCTCAGAAATTGTTATACCATACCCTGGTTACAGTGAGGCATCAGGAGGTGATGTTGGTGTCCACCTCTCACATGCAGATGAAAAATTAAGTTCAAAAATAAGAGTGCACTGCCCACCAAAAGATCCATGTAGTGTAAATCAATGCCTGTTGTGTTCTCACAGCTTGATAAACTACCAATGTCACACAGTATTAAGTGCCTTTATTGTCAGCCTGTTAGTGACAACTTTGCTGATGATCGCCATTAAAATCATCTGGAAGATGTTGAGAGCTTTTAAGTTAGTTCCAACATATATTAAGAGTCCCTTTATGTGGTTGATGTTTTTAATGCAGTGGGTGAGCACTTCATTGTCTAGGAAAATAAAGAATTATTTCATTTCTGTAAACAGAGAAATAGGATGGGACATTGAGGCTCAAGAAGATGATAGACCAAGGAGAAGGATTAGGCCAATACCTAGGTATGTTTATGCCTTGTCTCTACTATCAATTATAACAGTGTTTACTGACGCATGCTCTGATGCTATTATAGCCTCTTCTAAGATAACAAGTTGCAGAATTGATGGGTCAAAGACTGTATGCAGAATCAATGGGATTGTGACTATTAAAGCAGGAGTCATTGGTGGTGAAGCATGCATTATACTAAAAGGCCACCAAGATGGTCAGAGAAAACATTTATCCATAAGAACACTATCTAGTGAAATGGTGTGTAGAGAAGGTCAGAGCTTTTGGACTAGCCAATATGCCCCTGAGTGCTTCAGTTCTAGAAGATGTAGACTAATGGGAGAATGCAGTGGTGATAATTGCTTAAGATGGAATCAAACAAAATTATCTTCTGAATTCTCCTCTATACATGATAATGAGTTTATGACTGAGAACAGATGTTTTGAACAATGTGGAGGTCTTGGGTGTTCATGCTTCAATGTGAATCCTTCATGCCTATTTGTCCACTCAAAATTAATCCCAGCAAGAAAAGAAGCAGTTAGAGTTTTTAGCTGTACTGATTGGATTCATAGACTCAGATTGGAGGTTACAGATGCACAGCAAAGAAAAGAGAGAGTGGTGATGGGATCCCTCGGTTCTAAGTTCTTTAACTGGGGAGCCATGAGTTTGAGCCTGGATGCAGAGTCCATCACTGGGACAACTGCGTTGTCCTTTTTGCAGAGCGGCAAAGGAAATTTTGCTTTGCATGATGAAGCAATATCAGACATACCAAGGGAAGGATTCTTAGGAGAAGTAAGGTGTTCCTCAGAGTCTGCTGCAATCACAGCACATAAGTCTTGCATACGAGCCCCAGGGCTGATCAAATATAGACCAATGTTGGACCAAGTTGAATGTGTTTCTAATTTGATAGACCCCTTTTCTGTCTTCCTGAGAGGAGCTCTTCCTCAGACAAGGAATGGAATGACATTTGCAGCAAGTAAAGATGGTGATGGTGTTCAGGCCATGAATTCAGGATCAATTAGAGCACAATTGACCATAAATTTTGATGATTATGATATAGAATTTGATCAGAACATCAACAATTGTGAGTGCTCATTCATCAATATCACTGGATGTTACTCCTGTAATGAAGGAGCAAAAGTCTGCTTCAGAATTAAATCAACTGTGTCTGGAAGTATCATACTGAGAAACTCTGATGACAGCCTCACAATTGCATTTCCTGTATCCACAGACACAACAGATCTTTGTAGCATAGCGCACTTTGGAGAGCCAGAGGTGGATGAGGAGATGCATTATAGCTGTGGTTCTGATGAGAGAACCATCAAAATTAAGGGATCATTGCTATCCCAAAACCCCTTTGATGATAGGAATAATACTGGTGGCAATTCCATAATCGTTAATCCAAGTGAGAATGGTTGGAGCTTCTGGGGCTGGGTAAAAGGACTGACGTCCTGGATGGGAGGTCCCTTAAAAACCATTGTGGTGATTCTGTTGTACATCAGCTGCTCTCTGATAGTGATACTCCTGGTGATCACTGTGGCTAAGAATCTCTTGACCAATGGACTGAAAACTATTTTATCAAAAACAAGGTGAGATTGATTTTACTGAGGTGCTTACTTGAGGACAATATTCATGAAATTACAACAATAAATATTGAGCAAGACAATCAAGAATCATTCTGATTTAGCATTGATGATCTAAGATAAGGAGATAAAGTGAGATATCAAAGAATAGTTGGCAAACAAAATAACAAAAATGGAAAATATATATATAAAAACAAAAATAAAAACAAGATTAAAACACAAAATGAAATAAATGTAATAAATGTGGAAAACAGAATTACTAACGATGATCAGAAGTCAAAACATAACATAACAGATGCAGATCAGGATGATAGACTACAAAATTCCAACCACGAGTCTTTTATTAACACAGACTCACCGTGGGCAGACTAGTAGTGTTGTCAGACACCTCTCACTAGACAAGGTGTGAACTGTCTATAAGGAGTGGTTTTGATCATAAGATTTACAGTAGGTAGTGC